TATACCCTAGCTATTTTTGGTTAAATTGGTTTTACGAGCATTTATTGTATCTCGTTAACCTTTGGTATCGATTTTAGTTGGTGTGCAGCGTTTCTGTACTGCTCTTAACTTTCGGTTGCTACTGGTGACCGTTGGTTTTGTATGTTCTTTACTCAAATTCTGTTTTACTACACTCATTCAAGGAAAAACCCTTATTCTGTTCCCTACTTATTCCGGAACGGACGAAGAGAAAGGTTTTGCTAGTTACTGAAACTAGCGCCATTTTTAAATGATTTCGCGTTTTTCATTGTGATGTTAATAAGCGCGTGTAGATAGATAAAGTTTTGGGGTTGTCTTTGGAGTTGCTAATAACCCCCGTTTCGTGTTTATGCTTGAAGAGATTTACGTGTTTACTGTTCTGAGGTTGCGTCCTTTTACGTCCTCTTTTCACTCCGTTTTTCTCGGCTTTTATCTTGCTAGCCCCCTTCGTGGGGGTGACATTGTTCTGTACTTTTTGTCTCATGTTGACTTATTCTTTCAAATTTTTTAGAATCTAGGGGAAGAGTTCTGCTCCCATGGTTGTGGCCCTGATCCTTTTACTCGATTTTTCGTGAAGTATGCAAGAATACCTGGCTGCGGTAGAGTGGAGCTTGCTGAAATATAAAGGTGTGGGGACTGTCCCATGTGCTTATTGTCTGCGGGGAAGTGATTGCCCCGTAGACCGTAAAAGATCCGTCTAAGGAAATCGTACTAATCTTCATTCTCGGTCCCACCCGTCGTGTAGTGGCGGAGGAGGCTCTGTTCATGTCCGGTGTGTAAAGAGAGTAAGTGTCAGAGTACGCGTGCCTGTCCGATCAAGTGTCTACCCTTTGTCATTGGGGTGGACATGTCCTCAGGGAGGAATTTTATTTGTTGTCAGATTGTTTGTTTTTGAGACTCTTTGTTATTTACTTTGTTGTGATGTTAATGTGTAATTGGAAATTCGCCTAACGGCACCATGAATTCAACTTTTTCTAGCGTAATTACAAGTAGAAATGACAATTTTGAAGCCGACTCTAGCTCGCCTGACGAACGAGCGAATGTCGCATTTGGGTCTGTGTACCAGCGTGTAGCGCCGCTGATGTTATCTACAGATCTGATTTCCCAACATGCTACTTCTAATTCTATGCCCTATATACGTCATTATGGTACTCAGCTCTTTCCTTCGGACGATGAGTCTGATGAGGACGATGTCGTATTTACGCCACCTATTACCAATCGCGACTTTTTAGAGTTGCGTGCTATAAACCCTTTTGATCGACTTTTGGGCCTTCGTCCGTCTATGTCAATAAATGATTATTACCGGCATATGGGCGTCGCTGATGCAATGGGCATTTCCCCTTATGCTTCCGACTCTAGTGATGATGAGTCTATGCGCTGTGATGATAGCGCCTATTCGTCGGAAGATGACTTGTCCTTTGATTTTGATGAGGATATTTCCACTTCTCCGCGGCGCAATTTAGAGCCTGCTATTTTTAAAAAATATGCGCCTCGGATTAATACCGAGAGCGCTGCTGTGGATGTTCTGTATGAGCATCAGCTCTTGGAGGATCATGATTTTGAATCCGAGATCCAAGACGCCCAGAATGCTGGAATGCCAGTGTTGGAGCGTCAGAATGCATATGTGGCTCCCAATCCCTATAAGGAGTTTCGCACACGTCGCATTCGATTGCGACGTAAATATACCCCCACGTCTTATTTTGAACTTAACAATGGTACGTTGTTGCCTGATGGTAAACGTATCGTCTCATTGAAGGAAGTTGCTCGCGATTCTAAACGTCCCGCACTGGTCCGAGGGCGGAATCTGCGAGCTCGGAACATTAACTCTAAATTGAAGAATCAGGCGGCCAAAGATGCCGCCGCTAGACGTATCCGGCGCTCGCGTGAGCGTGCCTCCCGGGATCTTGATGATGAAATTGAAGTTGCGTCAATTGAGGACGCTATTATTAAGGATGAGGCTGAGCGAAAATCGTTATCGCGCCAGTGTCTGTTTGAGTTTCGCTTAGCAAAAAATTTAGCGAAGGAAGATAGACGCGCTTTCTTGTCGCATCAACGTGCGAAACGGCGTGGTATTGTGACTGAAGCGGGCACTGATTATACGCGACTTCTCTTAGGCACCCTTGATGTTCGGGGGAAACCTGCTCCGTACTCTTTAAATGGCTTGCTTGGGATGTTGTCGCCCTTTGGACAACACCCTCTTCTTATGGATATTGGTGGGCCTTGGATTAATGCGATTTACCTGTGTTATAAGGCCGAGTCTCTAGTTGACATTTACTCGGCCTTATATACTCTGAGGCCGCATATCCATAATTTTGATTGGATGCATGTCTTTGGGGATCTTATTAAGGACACTCTATATAATTATTTTGGATCGCGACGGCGAACTGAGGCGTATTCTGATCGCCTAGAGGAGCTGAAGAGTTTCTTGGTGTCGTCTATAACTGGCGACGTTGGTCGTATTTGTCGTGATTTGTTGTTGGCGATGGCTAGTCACAAAATTTTTGGGAAGAGCACGGCCCAAGGGCTATATAATTTCTTCGGTAAGCCTACGAAGATGTCAATTTTGGAGCTCATAAATTTGGCTGCGGATTCCGTTATATCATTGATACGATTTGGTGAGGGCTATTTTCAAGGTCTACCAATCTCGGAATTATTTCGCACCAGTAATCCTATTGATGCCGCGATTGTGGAGGCTCGTACCTTATTGAGCTTTAATGGACGCATCATTTTCGGGCTGCCCGTCGAGGAACATATGGCGGCACGTGAGTTTATATTGCGTGCGGATCCCGTACTTCAGATTTTTAAGGACTATAAATCTTGTCTTAATCCATACGCTTTGTGCCATGAGACCATTGAGAAATTGAAACCTAAACTTCTTGATTTGCGTACCACAGCCATGAACATGATGGGGGGAGGCGATCGTCTTACCCCTTTTGGTATTGTGTTGCATGGCGATCCAGGTATAGGCAAGAGTAAATTCCTATATTTTATATGTGATATACTAGCGCGTGTTATGGGGAGGAAATTTAATCCCAATCAGATCTTTCCGCGCGTTGTTACTAGTGAGTATTGGGAACAGTATCATCCACTCGCCCATCCGGTTGTACACTACTCCGAACTTGGCAATATAACTAAGCAAGCCGCCAATAATCGGGGGGATCCTGCGGTAGTGGAAGCGTCCTCGCTGGTCGATGGCGTGAAGTTTACACCGAATAAGGCGTTTGGGGAGAAAGGAAAAGACCCTGCACTTCCCGAGTTGGTCATAATAGACAATAATAATCCCTTTATGAATCTTGACCAACTCGTTTGTAATGAGGCTGCGTATCGTCGCAGATTTCGATTCATAGAAATTATTGTCAAGGGCCAGTATCGTACGTCCGGCACATCTGCGCTGAATTCGGCCTTGTCTCTTGCTGACCCTGAGGATCAGTTTAAGATGGATCGTTGGCGTATAAAATACGTTACATATACGCCTATGAGTAAGAATACGTGGAAGGAAAATGTATTTATGGATGGCGGCGCTGATGATGATATCTTTAAGTTTACACGAATTCTGGAGTTGGAGATGAAAACTCACTTTGAGACCCAAACGCGCCTCCACGAATTATCTCCCGAGCTTTATGATTCTGCTCGTTATGGTGATCCGGATTTTGTATCACTAAATTATCCAAAGTCCATTAACACCCCTATTTTCTATGAAGAGATGCCTGCATTGTACAAGCCAGAGGAGAGGGTTCCCGAGGCTGTACTTGAAGAGACCACTGTGACTGAGGGTAATGTTGTCCCGCGTGTCGATCAGTCGGGTCGTGTGTATTATACTTCACCGCGTGAGACACCTTCTCAGAGATCTACCACCGCTAAAACTTATGTCTGGAATCCATTTGCGGTTTTCTTCATGACGTCGTGGGCTATATTTGGTTATTGTATGTTTGGTGCGCTTTGTAAGGTCCTTTGGCCGTTCATGCCATACTCCTGGTCTGGTAAGGCCGCACCGTGGTATGTGCATTATAAGAAGCGCTTATGCATGCTTTTTAATACCAACAAAATTGAAAATATTTACGAGACGCCAGAATGGGATACTTATCGTTCCCAGTGCACCGCCGCTATGGTGGCATTGAGTGGTGTTTTGGCAGGCATCACCGTTTATGTTGGTTACAAGTATGTGAAGAACCGGTTTTGGGACTCTAGGGAAGTGAAAAAGTGCCCCAAGGACGATGGAAACTTCATATCGTGTAGCGCGCATGCTCCACATGGTGTGAAGATTGGTGAGCTGTGTGAGGATTGCGTTGTATCACGTAAGTGTGATACTTGCACGGCTCCACACGGTGATGAGTACTACACTTGGTGCTATCGCTGTGATACGTACTTTCCCGCTTGTCTGAAAGGGCACTCAGGACCTGAAGTATGTAGGGATTGTGACACGGAGGCATCAAGCTTTCTTGTCGCGCCCAACGATTCTAAACTCATGGATTGGGAGGAAAAGAGTGGATGCGATGAACACGGTGCTCGCATTCCGGTGAAGAATTCGGAGATTTGGAATGTACAAGTGAAAAATGACCCCAAGCCCAAGCATAAGGGGAGTATGAAGGAATTGTATGATGCTATTCGTTCCAATATCCGGCAGTGCTATATACAATCTAATACAAATACGAAAGCACATGTCTTGGGGTTAAAGGGTAATTTTGCGCTCATTAATACCCACTCTCTCGGGAGAGGTGATGTTGTGAGTATACAGATAGCTCAAACCGGACGTACGGATGCCAACAATTCCATTACGATTGATACTCTTATTACACACGCAGAGCGTTCGGAGTTGGGAAATGACCTGACTGTAATTCGTCTCCAGGCGATAAATTTTCGTGATATAACGAAGCATATCGCGAGTGCGCGGTGTAATTTCGCGCGATATGACGGTGTATTGGAAGGTATGGGAGTCCACGCCCAGATTTTAGAGGGCGTTCGCGAGCTCTCGGATAGTAATGGTCCGATTCATATAGCCGGCATGTTCCAATATGACGATCCACTCCATTACCCTGGCAAGTGTGGACAACCGCTTATTATTGAATCTGATGGAGCGATGATTGCCGGTATCCATGTTGGTGGTGTCAAGGGGTTTCCTGTCGGCTATTCTACCCCTATAAGCATGGATATTATTACCCCCGCCATAAATGCCATGATAGCAAGTAGTGTTTTTATGCCGATTAATTCTTCAAGTCCCATCGAGCTTGAGAGTCTCCTAGAACCTGCTGTTAAGTCGGCTTTTCGATACGAAGTACTACACGGTGTGAATTATTTTGGGAGAGTTCCTGGGGCCATTATCCTTCCCAATGAGTCTTCCCTCATCAAAAGTCCGTTTTTTAAAGCGGCCGATGATATGATTGAGGAAGAGTTGGGGTATATCTCTTTTAAGAGGTTTGGCCCACCGATGATGAGACCTCAGATGAAGAAGGGGGTCTACATATCCCCCTTTAACATCACCTTGAAGAAGATGTCGTCACAGCGTGCAGCTCTTAATCCTGATATATTGGAGAGGGTCATCAGTGAGATAGTTAATCGCGCTGTCACACGTATGGGGAAGTTGTATCCCTTGACTATGGAGGAGGCTATCAATGGCGTCATTGATGATCCGTTCACCCGACGGATAAATGTGCATACAGGGTCCGGTTTTGGACTGCGGGGGAAGAAATCTGTTCATCTACCAATTTTTTCAGAAGATGAGCAGCGTTTAATACGAGAGCCGACCTCTGAGTTAAAGGGTCAAATAATGCGCATATTTGATCACTATGATGATGAGGAAATGTCAAACTTCATTTTTTCCGCCTGCCCGAAGGATGAGGCGAGAGAGATGGAAAAGGTGTTGAGTGGGAAGACTCGTATGTTTTACATGTCCACATTGGCCTCACTCATAATCTCTCGTATGTACCTTAGTCCCTTTTATACCGCCATGGTTGCCGATGGAGACCTGTTTTGCACGGCGGTAGGGATAAATCCCCACTCGGGTTCTGATGATATTGTGAAGAGGTTTAAGTCGTTTTCGAAAAAACTTTTTGAGGGAGACTATGAGAAGTATGACGTACGCATGCCTTTCCTTATTGGTTATGCTGCGTCAACCATCGTTTACCGCGTTCTCGAGCGGTGCGGATATAATGTAGAGGCACTGAAGGTCGTAAGAGGATTGCAGACTGATACCCTGTTCCCTTTTGTTGAGCTTTTGAATGACATTTTGCAGGTCGTTGGTTTGCAACCGTCAGGCATGTATGCAACAGCCGAGAATAATAGTCTTAGAGGCTTGGTCCTTTTGATGTACTTTTTCTATTCTCAACCCGGTAGCAAGGGTCTCTACTTTTTTGACGTGGTATTGCCGCTGTTGTACGGTGATGATGTTCTGGCGTCAGTGAAAGATTTTATTGCCGATTGGTTCAATAACCTCACATATAGAACCTTTTGTGAGCAGTCATATTATATGGGTTTCACAGCTGCTGCGAAAGGATCTGAAATGGAGAAGTTTATGACTATCTCTACATGTTCGTTCTTGAAGCGGAATTTTGTTTACTCCCACGAGTTTTCACGGTGGATTGCGCCTCTGTCCATTGATTCTATACTTAAGTCGCTCAAGTGGGTTCTGCCATCGAAATCGGAACCATTGAGTGAACAGATGCGCTCCATTTTTACTAGTGCGTTGTGGGAACTTTTTCTTCACACTAATGAGCGTCAATATAATGCTATTCGCACACGTCTAGTACAGATGTTGGACGGTAGATTCGGGAGTGGCCATGATGTGTTACTTCCGACGAGAGGGAAGGTTTTTTCCTCAATATTCTAATTGTCCTTCCGTGCCTTATTGCTATTGGCACGTTAAATATCGAGCATGGTTACCGCGAACGGGATTGATATTAGGAGTCATAACTAGTATTGTCGATGCGTGGTTTCTGGGGATATGGTGAGATCCCTAACTCACCAAAATTTTGACACGGTGTACGTCGTTACAACATCTGCGTATTACTTTAATATAGAGTTGTGAAACTAAATTTAATGAAAATGATTTGTTTGCGGAACCCAAGCATGGGATGTCCGTTGAAGACCTCATATATTATTATGAGTGTCAGCGCGATGCTATTAAGAAAGCTCTTGGTGGTGGGCAGAAGCTTACAACCTACAGGTTGAAGCGTGATCTTATTCTTCACCACGACCCTACGTTTCGTAAGGGTACTCTCCGGTTGATAAAACTTCGTTCAAAATATGATGATGTTTTAGCGACTTTGGGAGTGTTGAATAGGAGTAAAGACCGTATGGAGATTTTCACGGAGTCAGAAGAGGTTATTCTCGAAAACTTATCCGATGTCCCAGGAGACTCGCAGGACGTCCAGGGAGGTAAGAATCCTCAGAGTCATATCGAGGGTCAAGACAATGCCTTGTCTATGGATGATTTCTTGCGGAGACCTATCCGCATTTATGACGGGTCTCTTGCACTAAATACGGATGTGAATTTGCGTTTATCTGTATGGGATCTTCTCACGTCGGTTCCGTCCATACGTGCTAAATTGCGGAATTATGCGTATTTTCGTGGTAATTTGCACGTGAGAACTACTGTGAGTGGTACACCTTTTCATTTTGGGAGGTTGTTGCAGTCATATCAACCGTATGCGGATTATAATATTAATATTACCGAGCACTTGGTCGGTATGTCCGACCCTGCATGGCGGCCTCTTTTCTTGAATTATCTCTCACAGTCGAAGGAGTCTGCAACAATCAATATTAACGAGAATAAGCCTTTGGAGATGATTATCCCTTTTATATCACCTAAGCCTATGTTTCGACTATTTAACGCTTCAGCTTCCGCTATAGCTGCAGGGACCGCATTTGAGGATATGGAACATGCGGGAGATTTATTTATATATTCTATTAATCAGCCTCGCGCTGTAGCAGCTGGCAGTACCGCGTTATACATCCAGGTCTATGCTTGGATGGAAGACGTCGGCTTTGGAACTAGTACTGCAACACAACTCGCCATCACGACGGAAGCCGGACGAGACGAAAGAGAGGTTGGCCCAGTCGAATCTATGGCGTCGGGAGCTACGGCTATTGCGACCGCGCTTATCGTGGTGCCCCAGATATCCTTTTGGGCCAAGGCTAGCGCCATTGGCTTTGGGCTGTTGACCATGATAGCTGCGCATTTCGGGTGGTCCAAACCCACCCCAATTGCTGCTCCCGTCGTGGTCAAGCAGGAGCCTTTCCAAAATGGGGCTAATACAATTGGGTATGATACTAATAAACGAATAGTTCTTGATCCGAAGCAAGAGTTAACTATCGATCCGCGTGTCGCCGCTACTTCAGATGATGAGATGTCGATAACTTACTTGGCGCAGCGACCGACATATTTTTTGACCACTACTTGGGATGATTCTGATGCCATTATGGGGACTCCCATAGAGGTTATAAATGTCACTCCCAGTATTGGCACTGCTCTTGTCACTGGAGCAACTACTGCCATTATACAACCTACTGCATTGTGTCTCTCAGCTGCTCCATTTTTATATTGGAGAGGAGAAATTACATTTAGATTTGAAATTGTTTGCTCCAATTTCCATAGGGGCAAACTTGCAGTGATATATGAGCCGAACGTGTCGCAACAGGCTATCATCAACACATCTTTTGAGTATAATAAACAGTATATCCAAATTATTGATATTCAAGAGACTCGTAACTTCGAAGTCACGGTTCGATGGGCGGGGTATCGGCCGTGGTATTATGTTACAAACGCTCATGATGTGATTGAAAATTCTGGTGGCGATTATGTTGTTCCCGATCCAGGTGTTACTAATGGTTATATTGCCATAACACCATTTACTGCTCTCCAATCTCCAGATGGCTCAGCCGTTTATATAAATCATTATGTTTTCTCCCGTGATATAAGATATAATCAACTTACGTATCTTAACTTACCCCGTGGGAGAGAGCATGCACCTGAGTTTAAGGAAGAGGAAGATGCGCCCCTTCCCGTGATCGAGACTGAGGCGGCCATCATGGCTGCCACTGGGTCTACTGCTCTCAATGACGATACCTTGTCATTTGACATAAATACATCTACCGCGGATGTCTCTCACATTAGTGAAGATTATTTCGGGGAGCAGCCTGCATCGTTTAGGGCGTTGCTTAAAAGGTATGTTACGAATCTTACGAGAACGTATGCCGCTCGTGCCACGGCGGCTACGCGGATGCTTTTTATAGATCCTATCATACCGCAAAATA